CTCCGCAGGGGTGACCCGTCGTGTTCGGCTCGTGACAGTAGGGGCAGCAGTTACGATCCTCTGGCATTGCTCATCTCCTTCTGCATTGATCTCCACACCTCAAGGACTTCTGCAGGCTTGACTTTGGCCTGCACAGCAACAGTTTCTACGAGGCTGGGAAGGGTTTTTGTGTCTGCGTTGTGCGCGTCAAGAGTGACGAGCATAGTGTAGATCTTCCTGCGCCCAGCGTCGTCTGGGGCGTAGGGGTCAGGCGCACTCCACTTCGGGAGACGACGCTCCAGTGAGTGGTCGCGCATTTTGTCGCGGGCCCTCGCTGTAAGGCTCCTGTGCTCCTTCACACACCTGGGGTGCCCGCAGGTCGCGTAGTTTGGAGCCTTGCGGAAGTCCTGACTGCAATACAGGCACCTCCGCACAGGCCAGCGTGATCCTGTGTTAGCCAAAGCACCTCCAGGCACCCCATGCCGTGATACCGAAACGGTCCCGAATGGCGTCAGCGACGAGGATGGTCTCGGGAATGGAACCACTCCACAGGCGATAGGGCGAACCTGCGGCATACCAGGTACTCTTGTAGATGCCGAGGCCCCCACCCCATGTGGGACCAGGGTGCGACCAGTTCACTCCCCACTTGCCGTTGCCTGGCTGCTCACAGCGGCCAAGACGCACGAACCCATACCAGTCCGGAACACGCTTCTTCACGTCCTCCATGGTCGGATTCTTTGGGAAGCGGACCTTGTCCCTGGGTGCTGCAACAACAGAGTTACATGTAATACTCGCTCCGAGTATACATGTGAGTATAACGAGGGGTGTACGCACAACTTAACCTTTGTCCGTTTACAGAATCGCCGGAATGACCACGACGAAGAGGAGGTACAGAAAGTAGATGTACCCTAGAACGCATGCTAGAGTTGCAGCGCCTTTAAGCACCTGCGTCGAACATCTTAGCAAGGGCAATTGCCTCGGGAGCAGGCTCGATCTCGGGAGTCGACTCCTCGCCCGGAAAGTGCGGCGTGAGGATGATGTCTGTGCCCGAGATCGAGACACGGAACTTGCGCCCGGCAAGGGGCCCGCCGATCTCGGGAGGCAGGCCGATTGAGTAAGACACCTGCCGGTTGGTCGTCGTCTTGCGGACCTTGTAGACCCCGTAGGTCTTGTAGTTACTCGCGCTCATGGTGTGTCCTTTCTGTGCGCGGTTTATGTTGTAGGATCACATTAGACGCCCATGGGCGGAAATACAAATGAGGATATGTAAATTTTGCACGGGGCGGGTGTGGCGTGACCAGGGTGATAATGCAGGATGGGTAGGGTGGTTGGTAGGTGGAAACAGCGGGTGGTTGCTACCGTCGCCAGGGTCTACGGAGCACACCTTGGTTGGTGGGGGGTGGCTCTGTGCGTAGCACAGCCCCCCACTCACCAGGGTGGGTGACCCAAGGTTGGGAGGGGGGTAGAAGATGGGGCGGGGGAAAAAAATTTGAGGAGGGGGGTTGATTCGGGAAGGGGGTGGGTGTACGATGCGAGACAGGAGACACGGGCACGGGAGTTGATCGAGTGACGGCAGTGGCACAGATCAAGGGGAAGACGGAGCAGCGGGTAGAGGCCGTTGTCCAGGTTCTGCAGGATGCGTCTGTGCCTCTTGGGTATGGGGAGTTGAGGGAGGCGACAGGAGCCTCGTATGACTCGCTGCTCTACATCCTGGCGACCCTCGAGGAGATCGGTCGAGTGAAGAGGACGACCGTGTCCATGGGCCCAGGGCGCCCGAAGGTTTATTTCGAGTGGGTTATGTAAGTTAGTTGGGACTGGGTTTTAATTAACCCAGGGGCATGTATGTAACTCTTTTCCTTGGTGGGTTACATGCAATTAACTGTCACTTTGCCGTACAGTGCTCCTGGGTTAATTAAAACCTAGAGTGGGAGTGGGGCACAGAGGTTTCTTCGTCGTTACTCTGTGTCGTGTCTGGAACTCTAGGTTTGGCGCCTGACTCGCTTTGCTCTTGCCGAGCAGGTAGCCGCAAAGGCAGGCAGATCTTCTTACCTCCGAGATCTGTCTGCCTTTTGCTTTTTTCCGCCTGGGCCCGGAAAAAATACTAGACCTCTCTGTGCCACGCAATTTGGGCGGGCGGGGTCGTGCGCGTCGGGGGACAGTTAGGGGAGTGCGATCTGGTGCTCTGAGTGCGAGGGGTAACAAAGAGAAGTGTAAGAGTGTGCATAGGGTAGCACGGGGTTGTCACCTCGGTTTTACATACGGCTTACATGGGGCACAACATACTCTGTTGTGTTTTGATATGATTATCATATACACATCAAATTGGAGATGTCAAACATGAATCCGGAGCGTATCACCGTAGAGCAGATCCTGAACGCCCTCCAGAGGGCAGGCGTTGTCGGGGCCTGGGAAATAGAGTATGACGGGGCGTTGTTCATTCGCGGAGTTGCGGAGTTTGAGGGCGACCCGGACATCTGGTCCGTGACTCTGGACGTGACTGGGGAGGTTATGGAGTAATGCCGTACATGGAGACAATTACTGAGGGTCAGGCGATTGTGATTGCCGAGGCTCTGCTTGACAAGGGAATTATTCACCCTGCGATGATCTCGGGGCGAAGGCAGGTGGTGGACATCATCATTGACGCGGGGCGCGTTGAGATAGGGCAGGTGTTCATTCCGGCGGGGGACTACGAGGACTGGTTCGAGGACATCCCGCCCAAGAGCGAGGACGTGCAAGAGTTTCGGTATGTGTCGCCCGCAGAGAAGCAGTTCGGGGACGCGCTGCTCAGGGCGATTGACGAGTCGAAGGGAGGTGGGTGATGGAGGAGAAGGACGAGAGTGTGGAGTACATTGAGTGGCTCAAGATGAGTCAGTTCAGGGATATTACGGAGGAGGTGAGGGCAAAGTTCGACGCGCAGAAGTAACAAAGAGACGGTTTGCGACCGTCCAGGGATGTATTACATTCGATATATGAATCAACGACGAAGGGAATTGTTGTGAACATCCGCAGGGGCATTTTGATTGCGACAGGGGCGATTGCATCAATCGCTCTCGTCGCTGGCGTAGGGCGCGTGACTGACGGGCCAACGCCGTCAGAGGAGCGCGCGTCCGTTGTCACAGAGACGTTGCGTGCGGACGGAGTTGACGTTCGCGGGGCATATTGCGAGGTAGGGCGTTGCTGGGTCACGCTCACCACAGGGGACGTGCGAATCGTGCGTCTGACAGAGTACGAGGATGGGTCGTACACGATCAAGAGCGAGGACAGGCCATGACCACAGAGAAGCAGACGATGCGTTACTCAGTAGAGGGCGTGCGTGACATCCTCTCTGCGATGCAAGAGATGGGGCACATTACGGACTGGTACATCGCGGACCGTACCAGGTGGGTGAACGTCACGTTCCCCTCTGGGTCGGACTACGATTTCTGCTTGGACTGGTTCAGGGAGGAACTCGCAAAGGTGGACCCGCAGGTTCCGGAGACGCGGGCTGAGTACCAGGTGCTCTGGTTCAGCCACAGGTACGAGGAGTTGTTCATGATCTTGCAGGGCAAGTACATGCAGCACGTCTCAGAGGAGCAGGCATGAGTCAGTCAGAGCCCACTAGAGAAGACATCAAGTATCTTGAGAGCGTTGTCGGCGCACTCTATGCGGAGGACGTTGCGTGGGTGCTCTTTGACACAGGTAACTCAGTCCGTGACGACGCGGCAGTGTCAGAGGCACTTGCCCTGATTGGGGAGGTTGGGTGATGGATCTTCCAGAGACACTGCAGGCACTCTACAGGTCGGGGGTGATCGCGTCATGGGACACCCTGCGATTGACCGGAGAGAATGCGTATTGGGTTGTCGGTCAGGGCGCAGACATGCCGGAGGTTGTCTTGACGGAGTCGGGCTCTGTCTTCACGCCCATAGGGCAGGAAGTTGTTGATTAGAAAGTTACATGGAGTCGGTTGTTTACTCCATGCTGCTGTGTAATGATTCATCTGTCACCCGAACACGCGGGGGCAAAATCAACCCGGGGCGGGTATTCGTTCCGGAGGGGGTAATTATCATGGGGAAGGCACACGACCCGGAGACGTTTGTCGCAGAGTTCGCGGCGACTGAGGGCGACGTTGAGTCCGGAGACGCGAAGCGATGCACGAAGCACGGTTGCCCCTGTGGCAACGTGCCCCTGATGATGGATGCGTTCTACAGGGACAAGAGTCAGAAGACGGGTAGGGCGTCCTGGTGCAAGTTGGGTGAGGCGGAGTACAACAAGCCTTACAACAAGGCGCTCAAGGAGCAGGGCGCGCTTCGCAAGAGGGACCTCGCGCCTGAGCAGGTTGCGGAGTTCGAGAGCGTGATGGCGCCCCAGCGCAAGCCTCGCGTTCCCGGAGTCGAGGTTCAGGTGGCGACCACGGAGAAGGTCGCGCCCAAGAAGAGTGCGCCGCGCAAGCGCACTCCGCGCAAGAAGGCTGCTGCGACCGCAAAGGCGTAGTAGTCCAAACAGAGGCCTGGCACAGGGTTTACTTCGTCGTTGTCCCTGTGTCAGGTCTCTTGTTTTACGGTTGCCTTCTCTTGGGGCAGGACTTCGCCTCCGAGTCCAGAGAGCAGTACCCCAAAAAGAGTAGGCTCTTGGAGGATTTCCCTCGGGGCAAAACCACTAGACCTCTGTGCGCCACGACTACTCTCAGGGAATATAAAGGCCCTCAGGGCGACTGCAAGTAAGGTTCCCTCAGGGCCTCCTGCTGTCGCGTGCTGTCGCCTGCTCATGCGCGACCGTGCGTGTGACGCATCAAAACCCGCCTAAATCGCACGCCCTTGCGTTGCAGGTGTCATACATCAAACGCGAAAAGGGAACCGCGTATATCGCGTCTCGTGACGTTTACACGATGCGTACAAAGGGCGCTTGCATTGCGTTCGGAGATATTGCAATATGCATTATGAAAATCAACGACGGAGCAATCGTGAACGACGACAACGATATGACCCCAGAGAACATCATCGTGCGAAACACAATGCAGAGAATTTTCGATGTGATGGAGCCAGAGGGATTGTTCATCATTGACGAAATCCTCGGCCCGTTTCCCTACGACGACAACGGACCAGAAGTCTTCAGGGTGCGTGTCGTGCGTAACGACGACGACGACACCTCGGACTTCGCATTTTACGTTCACGCAGAGGGAGGAACCCTGTAATGGAGAACATCACGACGGACCAGGCGCTCCGTATCACGGAGAAGGTTATGGAGAAGTTCGGAGACGCAATCGGAGGGAACCCGCAAATCGTAGAGCGCATCATGTTCGGAGTCATTGACTCGGCCTGCGAAAACGACGACGACGACGACGGGGAGGTGTTTCAGGGCCTTGACCCTGCGATTGCGGGCAGAGTCGCACGCATGATTGTCCAGTACAGGGACGATTGCGAAATCAACCTGAACACGTTAGGGTGGCGAGGTTGGACCGTGTTGTTGTGTGAGAGCGACATTGAGGTAGAGTAGGGTAAACGTGTACGGGGTACGCAACATGCACGCGGGGTCAAAACAAGGGAAGGGGGGTACAAGTTCCCTAAGGGGGTTCAGGTGATAGGGGTGGGGTATGCCCTCAGGGTACCGGGATGCGATGTTTTACAAAGAGCGGCACATACACGTTCAGAGATATTGTAATATAAATTATGAACAACGACGAAAGGGAAACAATGTCAATGCCTGTCACGCACATCGCTCTTGACGCTCACGACATCCTGGTCCGCAGGCAAATGTGCCCCGTGATGAAAACGATCACCGCGGACTACATCGTGTTCGAAACGCTCCCCTTCCTGGACTACTACCTGGGTTGGTCCATGGTCCGCTGGCACATCACCCTGCTCGATGACCCCGACGACAATGCGTGCATCGGCGTAGAGCAGTGGGGTAGCACGACGCCCGCGGGGGACACGTTCACAGAGGACAAAGACATGCGCGGAGATCACGAGTTTGAGTCCCTGCACGCCGCACTCCGCTGGGTGTTCACAGAGCGCGAGAGCATCATCAACAACCCGTAGGGTTCACGAGATCAGGGCGAGGCGACGTTTGCCTCGCTCTTTTCTTGTCGCACTTTTTCCCTCAGGGAACTGGGCACACACTTTTTCCCTTAGGGCAAAATTTCTTCTCTCCTCGGGGCCCCCAGAGTGCTAGACCTCCCTGTCCCACGGCTACTCTAAGCCCGTTGCATCCTCAATTGTTGCGTGTGCAAATTCCCTCAGGGCGCGAAAAGGGAAAAAAGAGAAAGAGATTGGAGATTTTGGAATTAGGGACAGGGCCCAATATTTACAAAAAATTTACAAATGGGTATTTACATTTTTCATACATTTCGTTTACAAAATCCACACATATACAAATTATAATACACGCATACACACAAACATGTGTGTCATATACACAACGACGAAACGAATATAACAATGTCAAATGCACGTGTATCACAAATGAATGACGCAACGTTTATGAAAACGTTTCGCGCAACACGTAACGACGTAAAAAACAACAACGCGAAAATGTGTACGAACGAAACGTGCGTATCACATAACACGAATGACATGTTGCGACACGATGCGTTCGCACGTGACAACGCACAACGCGATAACATGTGTGTGTGGTGTCGTCGTTGCGAATCGATATACAATCGCGCATACGCGCGTGCGTTGCGCGAATGTAACGTGCGCACGCGACGCGAAATCAACGACATTATCGACGACGACGCACGCAACGCGATGCACGACAAATTCGACACGATCATGCGCGAATGTAACGTGCGATCGCGTCGATACACACGACGTAATTCGTAACATGTAACAACGCGCACGCGCACATACACAACATATGTATGTGCGCGTGCGTGTTACATGTAACAAAAACATAAATTTTTTTTATCATTTTTTTATTCATATTTTTTATGACACGTATCAAACCGGCTTATGCAAATTTCGATATCGGAGACTAGAGCTGCAGCTAGCGCAAAACATAAAAGGAGGGTGGTTAGAAAAGGGATTTACATGCGCTGGAAAGAGTTGTTATCATCCACGCCATGGCACAAAAGAAGCATCCAGCAAAAACACCAGGCAAGCCTACCATCTGGGGTAAATACAACCAGGCACGCCACACTACTATTGTGGAGGCGATCAGGTCAGGCAATTCCAAGTCAAACGCCTTCCGCCTTGCAGGCATCTCTATTGACACAGGCACGGAGTGGCTCAGGTACGGACGTGAGAGGCCTGAGGAGTACCCATACTACGCCAAGTTGTACGAGGAAGTAGAGCAGGCGCTTGCTGAGTACGAGGCAACCCGCGTCTCTCTGGTCACGACAGCAGCAGACACCGGAACCTGGCAAGCAGCCGCATGGTGGCTTGAGAGGCGTAACCCAGACGAGTGGGGTAGGCATGATCGGGTCAAGCATGAAGTCAATAATCGTCCAACCGTCCAACTCAACCAGGTGATCCTGGAAGATGCCTCAGCAAGAGAACTTTCCCGCAACCTCCTCCGTCAGTTGGCCTCAAATCGCGCAGATGTCACCCTCGGGCCTGGCCATGTACGCGAACTTGCCGAAAACGGAGAAGACGGACGGGACACCGTACACGCCAGCTGAATCTCGCTGGATCCACGCTCGTCACGTTGACTACCTTGACCAGATTCTGGTTGATCTTTATGCTGGTGTGTACCGTGAACTTGGTTACGTCGGGGTCATTGTCGAAGAACCTCCCCGGCACGGAAAATCCGAACTCTGTTCGCACTACAACCCGGCGTGGTATCTCGGCACGCGGCCGGACGACAGGATCATTCTGGCATCCTATGAAGCGACCTTTGCTGCGACGTGGGGGCGCAAAGCGCGAGACACCCTGACCGAATACGGCAAGGACGTGTTCGGAATCGAGATCAGTCCTAGGTCGTCTGCGATGGACGCTTGGGACATTAAGGGTCACAAGGGCGGCATGTTCACCGCAGGCGCAGGTGGTGCGATCACTGGTAAGGGCGCGAACGTGCTGATCGCCGACGACCTGATTAAGAACGCGCAAGAAGCATCCTCTGACCTCATGCGAGAAAGGTTGTGGGAGTGGTGGAAGACGACGTTCCGAACGCGCCTCGAGCCAAATGGAGTGATCTTCGTGATCGGTACCCGCTGGCACGAGGACGACGTAATCGGGCGCCTTCTTGCTGTTCAGGGCGATTCCCGTGAGGGCAAGAATCACCACCTTTACGACCCGGATGGAGATCGCTACATTCGTGTTCGCCTACCTGCTATTGCAGAGGAACCCGACGACGAGTTTCCGGATCCTGATCCCCTCGGTCGAAAGCCAGGCGAACCCCTCTTCCCGGAACGCTGGCCTGTCCAGGCACTCAGGCCCCTCATGGGATCATCCACCTGGGCAGCGCTGTATCAGCAGAGGCCTGTGCCCAAGGAGGGTGGCCTATTTAACTCGAAGAACTTTCCGCTCGTTCCAGTCCCGCCAGGGCGGTTCAAGAAACTCGTGAGACGGTTTGACCTCGCGGCAACCGAGAAGCGCCCGGGCGAGGATCCTGACTACACAGTAGGACTTCTCATGGGACAGCACGAGGACGGGAACTTCTATGTCTTGGACCTCGTGCGGGATCGCGTGTCTCCTGAAGGCGTTGAGAACATTCTGAAGCGAACGCTGCGCGAGGACCGCATGAAGTACGGGTCCATGGTGAAGTTCACGGTAGAACGTGAACCGGGATCGCAGGGCAAGTTGTATGCTCGCCATTTGGCAACTAGAATTTTTCGGGGTTCAAACTTCCGAGCCATTCCGTCCACAGGATCTAAGATGCTGCGCGCTGATACAGTTGCGGCAGCAAGTGAGCGGGAAGAGGTGCGCCTTGTGAGGGCACCGTGGAATAGAGAATTTCTACACGAGGTACAGCATTTCCCCTTCGGCAAGCATGACGATCAAGTGGATGCCCTGTCTGGTGCCTACCAGGACCTCACGCAACGGGGCGGAAAATTCGTTACCTGGTAAAGTGAGGATTCATGGCTGATATGGACGTTGAGTGGGCGGTCTCGCAGTTTAAGGAGTCAGAGCGTCTGCGGAAGTATTCGCTCTACTGGAATTATTACGAGGGCAACCAGCGCCTCGCGTTTGCGACGGAGAAGTTTAAGGAGTCGTTCGGCAACCTGTTCCGCGAGTTTGCGGAGAACGCTTGTCCTGCAGTAGTTGACTCTCTTGTTGATCGTCTTAAGTTGATTGGGTTCCGCTCGAACCTCGCAACCCAGAGGACAATCGAGATCCCGTCTCTTGTCCCGGGTTCGCCTCCGCGTAAGCGCATCTCAACTTCTGACCCAATGGGGCAGAAGGCGTGGGACATCTGGGAGTCGAACTACATGGACCTGCGCTCGAAGGAAGTGCATCGAGAGGCATCTATGATGGGTGACTCCTATGTGATCGTGTGGCCAAACGAGGATGGCGATCCAGAAATCTGGCCGCAGATCGCCAACGAGATGTCTGTCCAGTACAACCCAAACAAGCAGGGAGAGATTCACCGTGCCTGCAAGAGGTGGTTCGACCCAATTGCCGGCGTCTGGCGCCTTAACGTATTCACGCAAGATGCTGTCTACAAGTACGCCAGCAAAAAGACAACGCGCTCTTTTCCTGACCAGGCATCTGACTTCATCCTCGAGGATACTCTTGCCAATCCGTATTCCAGAATTCCTGTGTTCCACTTCTCTCGAGGTGCAGAAAACAGGTTCGGACGTTCGGATCTAAAGGACGTCATCCCGATCCAGGACGCTCTCAACAAGGCAGTCATGGACATGCTGATTGCGATGGAGTTTGCATCGTTTAAGCAGAGGTACATCATCGGCATGGAGGTGGATCTGGACGAGGAGACGGGTCAGCCGCGTGATGCGACCATGCGAAACTACGGTGCTGATCGCATGATGGCCATTCCGAATGAGGATGCCAAGGTCGGGCAGTTCGACGCTACCGATCTCGGGCAGTTTCTCCGCGTTCAGGAGAAGTTCTGGGCGTCAATCGCCCGGGTTTCTGGTACGCCACTCCACTATTTCTTCATCACCCAGGGCGATTTCCCGTCTGGTGAGGCCCAGAAGGCGGCAGAGGCAAGGTTCTCCACCCGCATCGAGGATTCCCAGGTTGGTTTTGGGAACGTCTGGGAAGCAGTCGTTAAGTTCGCCATTGAGATTGCTGGTGATTCCGAGGCAGAAGACCTCAAGTTTACCTCAATCTGGTCGAACGCCACCCCGCGCTCGGAAGCTGAACTCGCAGATACAGCGATCAAGAAGAAGTCAATCGGCTTCTCACGCTCGTATCTCCTCAAGGAGTTCGGTTTGTCCGACAAGGAGGTGGATGAGATGCTCGCCGAAACAGATGCTGAGGCGATGCAGAAGGTTTCTCTTGATCTAATGAGTAAGTCTCAGGAAGGCACTCAGAATCAGGAGAACGCGGGCGCTGGAAATACCATCCAGTCACGCAATCAGCCCACTGGCGAAAACACCAGGGGCGTTAGGCAGTAATCTATCTTGACATCTCTAGAGGAGATACTCTAATATGAACTCTGACGTAAGTTCCGGCGAAGAAATCCAGGACGATTTCTCCACGTCGGCGCCCCCGGAGGGCACGCAGGATTCCCAGGCGGACACTGCGAGTCATGAGCCGAATCCTGAGCTTAGTCGCCTTCGTCAGGAGGCCGCAAAGTATCGCACTGAGCGGAACGACCTGAAGAAGCGACTGGAAGAGCTCGAAGGCGCTGGTAAGACGGAGATCGAAAAGTTGACTGGAAAGGTGTCTGAGTACGAGCGGTCGCTCGCCTCTATTGAGGACACCAACCGACGTCTCCGTGCTCAGGTTTTGGGTGCCAAGGTTGGCATCACGCCCGAGGCCCGCGCAGATGCTGCTGCTCTTCTTGACTGGTCCAAGATTGAGGACCCGAACTCAGACGATCAGGTAGAGTCTGCTCTTAAGAAGCTTGTCAAGGAGAAGCCTTACCTCTCTGGTAAGTCTAGTTCCGGTGTGGATGCGGGACGAGGTGGGTCTCGTGAAACCGGTCAGGATATGAATAGCCTGCTCCGCTCTGCTGCGGGTAGGGAATAACCGAAAGGAAATCAGTTGCCTTACAATTCGATTCTTAGCCGGTCGAATGTCCAGTCGCTCATCCCTGAGGAAGTGTCTGCTGGCATTATCGAGTCGGCGACGACTGCGTCCGCTGCGCTGTCGCTTTTCCCGCGGGTTCAGATGTCTTCGAACCAGACCCGCATGCCGGCCCTTGCCGCGCTCCCGACTGCTTACTTCGTGTCTGGTGACACGGGTCTCAAGCAGACGACGGAGATGGCGTGGGAGAACAAGTTCCTGAACGTCGAGGAGATCGCCGCAATCGTGCCGATCCCGGAGGCAGTCCTTGATGACTCCTCGTTCGACGTGTGGGGTACGATCCAGCCGCGCCTTGCTGAGTCGATTGGTCGCGCCATTGACGCTGCCATCTTCTTTGGTACGAACAAGCCCTCGTCGTGGCCCTCGGACGTGGTTGCTGCTGCAACTGCTGCCTCGAACACCTACGCCCGTGGCACGAACGCTGCTGCCGCTGGTGGCATCGCCGAGGACCTGAACCAGACGATGGCGCTTGTCGAGGCCGACGGCTTTGACGTCAATGGTTGGGTGTCGAAGACGACCTTTAAGGCCCGTCTCCGCGGTGCCCGCGCCACTGACGGCCAGAAGCTCCTCGATGTGTCGAACAACACCATTGAGGGTTCGCCTCTGTACTACGTCATGCCGGGCCTGTGGCCGACTGGCCTCAGCTCTGCTGAGGTGATTACGGGTGACTGGTCGCAGATGATTCTTGGTATGCGCCAGGACATTACCTACAAGATCCTCGACCAGGCTGTGATTCAGGATGGGTCGGGTGCGATCCAGTACAACCTGGCGCAGCAGGATATGGTCGCCCTCCGCGTGGTCATGCGCCTCGCCTGGGAGATCGCTAACCCGATCAACTACGAGAACCAGACCGAGGCGACTCGTTACCCGTTCTCTGTCCTGCTCTCGCCGGCCTCGTAATCTAATTTAGCCAGGAAGGAGAATATCTATGGCTAACGTGAATGTTGTGGTGGCGAACCCGACCGGTACCGCTGTCACCTCGGGAGCTCTCACGGCTGCACCTCGCACCGTGACGAAGCTCGTCTTCAGCGACTCCTCGGCGACTGCGCCGTTCGCTTTCCTCGCCGCTGGGTGCGCCATTGGTCCGCACTCTGGCGGGAACTTCCGGACGCGCCAGCGTGCTGGTTACCTTCTGCACATGCTGCAGGGTCAGGTCGCCTCGTAGTAAATGCCCCAGGACTACCACATAGTCGTCTCGAATCCCACAGGGCAACCTGTGACTTCGGGCGACCATGTGGTGCCTGGGCGCAGTGTCCGGATTCTTCATATCAACTCTGCCACTTCTTCCCACTACAAGGATTTTCTGGATTCTGGGTGTTCTATTGGCCCGTATTCAGGAGGAACTATGCGTGAGAGGCAGCAGGGTGGATACCTACTGCACATGCTGCAAGGAAGGACAAACCTATAATGGGTATGGGTAAGAAGGGTAAGGGCGGTCGCAAGAAGTGACCCCTGAGGAGCAGAGAGCGCTTGACTGGCAGGATGCGCGGCGTAGGCGGCGTGAGTTCAAGCGCTCTCTGCAAACTCATCTCACCGCACCTGGTGGGAATAAGGTAGAACTCGAAAAGGACTGGGATCCTCTCAAGAATCGCCAGTACGCAATCGAGTTCTATGACGAGTGGGAGTTGGAGGACATTGAGTATGAACAGAGCCACAGCGTTGTCGCGTCTTACCTTGCTCGGCGAGACAGCGACAGAACCCGTTATTAGTTCTCCTGAGAAGGACACTCTCCTCGATATGGCAAAGACCGCCGACAAGTACGGCGTCTGGCCAACTGATGCTTCGTGGACGCAGACCTACGACGTGAACTTCGCTATTGCTCAGGCATGGCTCCTCAAGGCGTCACGCCTCGCTCCACGTTACCTGTTCATGTCTGGTGGCAAGATGCTCTCCCGCAACCAGTACTACGATCACTGCATTAAGCAGTACAAGATCTACTCCATGAAGGCGGGAATCCGGTCCCAGAAGTTGAGTCCCACGTCGCTGGGTCTTGACCCGATCCCCAACAACACTTTCTAGTGCCTGAGGACGTCCTCACCGCAGTCGAACTTGCTGACCTTCGGGGTGCGATCAATTCGTGGAACCCTGATCGAGCGACGATCTCACGCAAGGGCGCAGACACGAATGATGACTACGGTGGGTACGGCAATACAGGCGCGTACTCTACTGTAGCGTCGAACATCGCTGTCACGCTTGATTCTTCTCCAAAGAATGACCAGGAGAGGACGATCTACTCCTTGGTCGGTGACACCCACGCTTACTTCATTATGTTTCCTGCCCTGACTGACGTTCGGATTGACGACAAGGTGGTAATCACTACCCAGTCAAATCTTACTCTGCGAGTGACTGCTGTGATCGCTCCTGAGTCCTACGAACTAGAGCGCCGGGTTCTCGCTACAACTTTGGGAGTGTGATTATGGCACGAGGTGCTATGACAATCACAGTTGACTTTGACTACATTCCCTACATCATTGCTAGAGTTGAGGCTGAAAGTCGCTCTATTCCCAAGAAGGTTGCTGACAGGATTGTGGCAACTGCAAAGCGCATTGTTCCAGTAGACACAGGTGCACTCCAGGACAGCATTATGGCTGAAAGTGTGCGAACTGGTAAGCAGGCAGATATTCTTGTCCTGGCACCTTACTCTGCCTACGTTGAGTACGGAACTTACAAGATGGCAGCACAGCCATTTCTTGGGCCTGCGATTGAGCAACACGCCTCTGAGTTTTATGCTGAGATCCTCGGATCAGTGAGTTTGGGGTAATTGATGCAGAATAGCAACGAGGTACTCATAGCCTCTAAGTGGTTGCGTTCGACTATCGGGACACTGAGTGGAACGGTTGCGGGCGCTTACCTTGATCTTATCCCAGAAGGTGTGTCACTGCCTGCTGTTCGCTATAATGTGAGGCTTGCAACTGACACTATGCCAATTGATGGCACAAGGATTCTTGTCCAGATTGATTGGCTAGTTGTAGTCGTGAGGGAAGGCCTTGAGGTTGCCCCTCTCGTCCCGATTGCGAACGCACTAGATGGTGCGCTTCACGGTGCAACGGGAACCACTGATAACCTGAGGATTGTCTGCACTCGCAGAGAGCCTTTTGGGATGATCGAGCCCGACGATAAGACAGGAAGCCACTTCCGTCACGTCGGAGGCATTTATCGTACTGTTATTGGATCTAGTTAGGAGACACTATGCCTGAGAGGGCTACTCTTACGCAGGGCGTACAGCTTGGGGTTGAGAGTACCCCTGGCACTAGCGTCGCTGCTAACAAGAAGCTTCTGTCCACCAGCATCGAGACGAAGGTCATGGCGGAGATTAACTCCTTCCGCCCGATGGGGACGAAGTACGCTACGACCGAGATTCTCGGCAAGGAGTGGTCGGAGTTTAGCATTGAGGGTCAGGGGTCCTACCAGGACACCTCCTACCTTCTGTCGTCGTGCCTTGCCTATGCTGCTCCGACGCAGATTGCAACGTCTGGCGCCTACACCTGGACGTTTGCCCCGTCGTCTACTGCTGACGACACCGTGAAGACCTACACCGTGGAGCACGGGTCGGCAGTTCGCGCCCACAAGCTCACGAACGCTCTCATTAGTGAGATCGAGTACGACTTCACCCGAGATGGCGTTGAGGTCAAGGGTTCAGGTATTGGCCAGAAGGTGACGGACGGGATTACCCTGACGTCTTCGCCGACTTCTATTGCTGAGAAGCCAATTCTTCCGACGGACGTGGATGTCTACATTGACAGCACCTCTGCAGGACTTGGGACGACTAAGCTCACCCGCGCTCTGAACGTGAACATCAAGGTGTCTGACCGTTTCGGTCCCGTCTGGGTCCTGAACTCGGCCAACTCCTCGTTTGTGTCCACGATTGAGACTGAGCCGTCTGCTGAGATTACGCTTCTCGTTGAGGCGGACTCGCAGGGTATGGGTCTGCTCAGTGATATGCGTTCGACCGCGACGAAGTTCCTCCGTGTGTCGGCACTGTCTGCTGACAACGCAGGTTCCTCTGGTACTAACAAGTACGAGTTGGACTGGGACGCTGCTGTGAAGGTCAAGGAGGTCGGTGACTTCTCTGACGAGGACGGCATCTACGCTATCGAGTGGACGTTTGATATGGTCCACGACCCGGCCTGGGGTAAGGCGTACACCGTGTCCTGCGTGAACTCCCTGAGCGCGCTGTAGGAGGTGTGTAATGAGTGACAAGTACGATCCCAAGAAGGACTTCGGGCCTCCTAGGCCTGAGGATCAGATTGCCCCTGTGCAGAAGGCTCCTGCAGTTGATAGTATTAAGCCAGGGTCAGACGAGGAGTCTGGCGAGGCAAAGTAGTCAGGAGTCAATGTGAAGGTATCTACTCTTAAGAGTAGGACCCACAGGATCTGGATTGAGATCCCCGGGGACGAGGCTAACCCGCCTGAGAAGATTTGGGTTGACTACCGCCCCGGGGAACTCACTCTTGCTGTAACCGAGAAGATCCGTCAGGCGATGGAGACGGGTTTTGAGTCGGATGTTATCTTTGTTGTCCTCTCAACTGTTCTTGCTGCCTGGGACCTGCAGGTAGATGTTCTGGATGAGTTTGGGATGCCCACCGGTGAGTTCAGGCAGTTGGGCAACAGTGAGGAAGACATCAAGAGTGTCCCGCTCTCGTTCCTGGGAGAGGTTCTTGCTGCTATTGAGGCAGGTGCCCGCCCAAACCCACAGAGGGACGTGACCTTGGACGATGGCTCGCCACAGGTGGAGCAGTCGGTGACGTCCCAGACTGGTACCTCCTCCTTCGCGCCGCAGACAGATTAAACTGTAAGCCCTGGGAACTCCTAGAGCAACCAGCAGCGTTTTTTGATATGGCGCTTATGGCGTTGTCTGCTGAGAATCACGCAGAAAAGCAGAGAAACAAGCGTAACAAGTAGAAAGTTAGAGGTAGCAGATGGCTCTCACAGTTGCACAGCTTACTGCGCGCCTTACTGCAGACACTTCTAACTTCTACAAGAGTATGGCGATTGCGGATGCTTCTCTTTTCCGCACGGGTTCTATCGCTAGGCGGGTGGGCGCAGGTACAGCTATTGCTGTGGGTGCTATGGGAGTCATGGCGCTTAAGACAGCGGGTGACTTCGAGGAGAGCATGCACATCCTCGGTGCTGTGTCAGGTGCCACTACCGCGGATATGAAGAAGATGCAGGACCAGGCCATCGCGCTTGGCAAGGATATGAAGTTGCCGAATGTGTCAGCAAAGGACGCCGCTGACGCGATGACTGAACTGTCCAAGGCAGGCCTCTCTGTCAAGGACATTATGGGCGCTACCCGAGGTGTCCTGCAGCTTGGTGTTGCTGGTAACATGAAGTTTGCAGAGTCGGCGACGATTGTTGCTCGCGCACTCACCTCGTTCCGTATGGAAGGCAGTCAGGCAACTCGTGTTGCTGACCTTCTTACTGCTACTGCAAATAGGACCACAGCAGACGTCAATGATATGGCACTGGGTATTCAGATGGCATCTGCCCAGTTCCATGCTGCAGGGTATGACATTGACGACCTGACTACCTCTCTGGGCCTCATGGCAAACGCTGGTATTGCTGGTTCAGATGCTGGTACCTCGCTTAAGACGATGATGAACCGCCTTACTGCTCCGACAGACAAGGCAAAGGAACTGATGCAGAAGTTTGGCATCTCTGTCTATGACTCGTCTGGTCAGGTTAAGAAGATGCCGCAGTTGATCCAGACGTTTAACAATGCACTTAGGAATCAGTCAAACGAGACACGCAACGCTGCTCTTTACACTATTTTCGGTTCTGACGCTATCCGTGCTGCTCGTGTGCAACTTGCTGCTGGTGCACAAGGCTGGTATGAACTTAATACTGCAACTACAAAGGGCGGAGAAGCACAGGCGTTTGCAGAAGCACGCACTAAGGGATTTAATGGCGCTGTAAAGGGATTTATCTCTCAGGTTGAGACTCTCGCAGTTGAGATTGGCCTTAAAATGCTCCCGGCAGCAACAGACGCAGCGCGCGCTCTTGCAAATTTTGTTGGGAGCCTTGACGCTAATAAAATCACTGGGTTCTTTGGAGCAATTGGTAACGTCGTTGGACCCATCGTGCGCCTGATCGCATCTAGTGAAGCAGCAAGAGGCCTCATCCTTGCTCTTGGTGCAGCGTTTCTCGCAACTAAGTTGATTATCAATCCGCTTATCGGATTGTTTAGTTCTCTGTCTACTGCTGTAGCAGGAGCAAGTGCAGCGTTTGCCTTCCTGGCTGCAAACCCGTTTGTTGCTCTTGCTGTTGGAGTTGCTGCTGTTACTATAGGCATGAACATGCTCACGGCCGCACTCCGTGATACCGCTGTGACTGCGGATATGGTTGCGAGTTCGCTGCAGCGTGCGAAGGATGCCTCACTTGCTCTTGAGAACGCTACCCACGGGGTGCGCGGCGCAGAACTGAACCTCAAGGCAGCACGACTTGAGCAGAAGGCAGCTGCTGCAGGACTCAGGCAGGTTGAGAGAGACATTGACTCAGGACGCCTTAGGGGTGCTGCTGCAACTAACGCTAAGCAGCAGGCAGAGTTGCGACTTGAGAGAGCACAGTTGGGTGTGAAGCAGTCGTCTACTGCACTCAAGGGAGCAATCTCTGACGAGAAGAAGGCAGTGACAGAAAGCGTCAAGGCCAACGAAGACAGCATTAAGACATCGCGTGAGCAGACAGCTCAGTTGCAGCGCAAGAGACAGTATTTCGGTCCTGCTGTTGTCTCTGAGAAGGAACTGCAGAACGCGATCAAGCAGCGCAACGAAGCAGAAAAGACAGCGACGAAGGATGGCGTAAACCACGAAAAGGCGATCAAGGCAGTCGCTGCTCAGGGTGGGCCTGCATCTAAGGCGATGGGCGAGATCGGCAAGAGTTTCGAGAAGGTCAATGCAAAGCGCGCCATTGATAAGCTCAGGGACGTTGTACCCGGCATCAAGAGTGTAAGTGGAACTGCTAAAGCAGCAGCAACTGTTGTGGGTAATGGTGTCTCCGCAGGTATTGCTGCCGGTATCGTTGCTGCTCCTGCTGTAACAGCAGCAGTCAATGTAGTGGAAAGAGCAATCGCTGCTGCAAAGAGTGCTGCAAAGATCAAGTCACCATCCCAGGTCGCTGCTGCTGAGATTGGTTCACCAATTGCCTCTGGTATTGCTCAGGGAATCAACGTCGCTGCTCCTCAGGTCAATGCTGCACTCATGAAGTCAATCCTTAAGCCTATTCCTCTTGTCGGTGCATACGCTGCAGGCGCTGCTAAGAACATCGCTAAGAAGTACACTGACGCCCAACTTCTTGCTTTCGTCACGGGTTCCCAGTCGCTGCCTGAGAAGATGGGGGCATCGCTCAAGAGGATGATTAACAGGCAGAAGTCGATTCTTGACGCTGCAAAGCCAATGTTCGACAAGTGGTTCTCACGTCTGCAGGATCGCGCTATGCGAGCGTTTGATGCTGTAACTGCTGCTACAAAGACGCCTTCTGAGATCGCACTCGGTGGCAAGACAGCGTCTGAGAAGATGCTTGAGAACGAAACAGCAGCGCGTGATACTGCTGCTCTCCAGAAGCAGGAAAATGATGCTAAGAGGATTATCAATGGAGCAGCGGCGAGGCGTGCAGCAATTGTCAAGAAGGAGGGCGAATCTGAAACTGACTTCCTTGAGCGCAAGGCAGAGGAAGAAAAGCAGATTGCCCAAGAAGTAGAATCAGCAAAAGAAGTTATCACTAATGTTGCCTGGGAGAGGCGTCGTGCAACTCTTGAGACTAACGCTGCAAACGAGCGTAAGCTTCTAGAGGAAAATGCAGCACAGGAGCGCCTTGACTGGGAGTCGCGCCGGGAGAACGAGCGCATCGCCCTTGAGGATCGCATTACCAAGTTGCAGGAGAACCTCCTCAAGGGCAAGATCACAATGCAGAAGGCAAACTCTGAGATCAATGGAATTATGAAGGACGCCGGAGTAGATATGTCAAACTCCGGCAAGCTCCTTGGGCGTGAATTCGCAGCAGGCCTTGCTGCGACTCGCGGCCAGGTTCTCAGGCAGGCCCGCATGATCGCAGCAGCAGTTAAGCGCATCTTGCAGCTTAACTCTCCTGCTAAGGAAGGACCCCTGTCTACTCTTGACACCTGGTGGGATGCGTTCGTGCCCACCCTGACCTCGGGCCTTGACACACGCGGACTCAGTAGTGCAGTGTCGTCTGCTGTTGCACCCCCGTTGCTTAGCAGCATTGGTTCAGGTAGGGGTCAAGGTACTACAATTAACCTTACTGTCTCAGATCAGACATTCGCTGGTATGAGTCGTGAGCAGGCAGACAGGGTTGCACGAGACATCAAGGCAGCACTTGACCGTCAGGTGAGTTACACTATCTAATGCCAGAAGTTCAGCAAGACATTACCTACAAGGTTCGTGCTGTCTGGGAGGATGCCCAGTCAACCTCTGTGCAGTTTGATATTTCTCTCTTTAATGGAACTGATGAATTCGCTGATCCTCTTGCTGCTGACTTTAATGATCTTGACCCAGCAGTAGAAACAATCCAGAATGTAGAATCTGTTTCTATCCGCAGAGGTCGTGACGACAACCTAGAGTCGTTTACGATGGGCACAGCAGTTATCACTATTGTGGACGAGGACGGAAGGTACAATCCCTCTAACGAGTCAGGACCTCTCTACGGGAAACTGCGCCCAATGCGCCAGGTTCTGGTTACTGCAGAAGTAGACGGGTATTCAGAGGTACCCCTGTTTCGGGGATACATCAGGAACATTGATTACGAGTATTACTCTAATCAGGGCAAGGCCAAGATTACTATCAATGACCTGTTCCTGTACCTCAACAAGAGTAAGCCTACCTTCGAGTCAATCGGCAGAGACACTACCACTGGTGAGGTCCTCGGGCAGATCCTTACCAGTGTGGGGTGGACAGACACGTCACTTCTGTCACTTGACCAGGGGGACGTTATCCCGTCACCTGGGCCTTCTAACACATCAGCAGACACTAATGCACTGTCCAAGGTTCAGGAACTCCTCGAGGTTGAGAGAGGAGCATTCTACATTGCTGCTGATGGTGCAGTAGTATTTGTAGACAGAAACTCTCAGGTCACCAAGACAACCTTTGCCACGTTCACAAACGTCTCAGGCTCTGCTATTATTACCTCTGACCTTGACAGAGTAAAGAATAGGGCAACCGTTGTACGGGACCTGCCTGACCCAACTCCTGACTCAACAAGTATCTGGAGTGATGGTGAAAGTGTCTCTAATTATGGTGTGCAGGATTTTTCCTCTATCACCTCAGACATTATTTACGATGATACTCAAGCACTCAGTTTGGCGCAGTGGCTTGTTGCCCAGAGGAAGAACCCACTTGTTCCGTTCAGGTCTATCTCTATTGTCCTGAACACCCTGACCCATGCAGAAGCAAATAATGTTCTTCTCACAGACCTCACTGAAAGAGTTGAGGTTGGGAATACCTCACTTGGGCAAAGTACTGCACCCTACTATGTTGAGGCCATCAGTCACGATATCCGGGTTGGGCAGCATACAGTTACTTTTTCTCTTCTGCCTGTTACACAGGTAATGATTCTGAATGACGCTGTGCCAACTTGGCCAGATTCTGTTCTCGATTCTGCAGTTCTAGCGTACTAAGGAACGCCATGCCGTACACACCACCATCAACTGTCACAGGTTCAGACGTTCTCACTGCCGCGTTGTGGAACACGCAGGTGAAGGACAACCTCAATACGCTCTACAAGCCGCCCGCGTGTCTTGTCCGTAGGACGACGCAACTCACACCGTTCACGAGCGGAACAGCAGTCACATGGGAAGGCGCGATCTACGACACCACCGGCCCCGGCAGCCCGATGTTCTCACTCGCATCACCCACGCGAGTCACGATTCAGGTCACAGGCTTGTACCTCATTGATGCTTACATCATCATCAATAGCACGAGCACAATCACGGTTCCCACCGGGCTCGTGATTGCGGTGAACGGCACGACAAAGTTCAACACGCTCCTAGCCATCTCCGGGTTGCTCCCAACTGCCAATCAGT